TGCATATGGAGTTAATCCATCAGATATTTATAAGACATATTTAGGAACTAATAAGATTATCATTGATGATGATGGCGGCATGAATATAGATCTTGACAGATTAAGAATCTATAACACTGTTTCTTGGCAGACCACTACCAACACAGCCGTATAATCTGCTATACTTGTGGTTATGGAATCGTTAATTAACCCAAAAACTGGTAAGCCATATGTCAAAAATGTACGTCGCAAGGTAATTGAAAAGCATTATGACTGGGGCCTATATGTATATAAAAAGTCAAATGGTAAGTGGTTTACAGATGATGAAGGTTCAGTTTTAAATATACCTGCTGAGCGTGGAGATCTTTCAAAGATTTCTGAACTCCGAAGCGCAGCAATATCACATGGCGATGATGGTGAAGGTAAGGCAGTTTTTGTTCCAGGGCTACATAGAATTAGCGAAGAAGAGTATTCAGAACAAAAAGAAAGACTTAACGCTGGACTGATTCCCTCAATGAACGATCTTGGTGCCTGGCATGCAGCGCAACAAACACTAGACAAACATGGAAGAGATTCATACGAAAATGGCTGATCAAGAATACGTACGTGCAGGATTAAACACGCAAGAGCGTGATGAAAATATTTTTAAGTCACAAGACCCATTTAACAAGTCTTGGGAAAACTTAAAAGATTATGATGGTCTTGATCAAAACTTCCGTCGTAGAACAACTCGCAATATGTCAAAGTATGTTAATCCAGAAGGCAATGAGGCATATTTAAATGCTGCCAACGTAACCCCATCAGGAGTTGACTCTGGATCAAAGCAAATCAATCCTGGAACCGTATATCGTAATGGATATGGTTTATTTGATGTAATTACACCACCATATAATATGTATGAGTTGGCTAACTTTTATGACACATCTTTTGCTAATCATGCTGCAATTGATGCTAAGGTAGAAAACGTTGTTGGTCTTGGATACCGCTTTGACGTTACCGATAGAACTATGCTACGTTTTGAAAACAATGATGACCAAGCAGCAGTTGATCGTGCACGTCGTCGCATTGAAAGAATGAAGATTGAACTACGTGACTGGCTAGAAAATCTTAATGATGATGACAGTTTTACAAAAACAATGGAAAAGGTTTATACAGACCTTCAAGCAACAGGTAATGGTTTTATTGAAGTAGGTAGAACTGTTGCTGGTGACATTGGATACGTTGGACACATACCAGCAACCACTGTTCGCGTTCGTCGTCTTCGTGATGGATTTGTTCAAATTATTGGACAAAAGGTTGTTTACTTTAGAAACTTTGCTGCAAAGAACCCAAACCCAATGGGAACAGATCCACGCCCTAATGAGATTATTCATCTTAAAGAATACTCTCCATTAAATACATTTTATGGAATTCCAGATATTATTGCAGCAATGCCATCTCTAGTTGGAGATCAACTTGCATCTCAATATAATATTGATTACTTTGAAAACAAGGCTGTTCCAAGATACGTTGTAACCCTTAAGGGAGCAAAACTTTCAGGTGATGCAGAAGATAAGATGTTTAGATTCCTGCAGACTGGACTAAAGGCTCAGTCACACAGAACCTTGTACATACCACTTCCAGGCGATACTGATACCAACAAGGTTGAGTTTAAGATGGAACCAATTGAAAATGGCATCCAAGATGGCTCATTTAAAGAGTATCGCAAGCAGAACCGTGATGACATTTTAATTGCTCATCAAGTTCCAATGTCCAAACTTGGTGGTGCAGATTCTGGTGGTATTGCAGCAGCACTATCACAGGATCGTACATTTAAAGAACAAGTATCTCGTCCAGCACAGAGACACCTTGAAAAAATTGTCAATAAGATTATTAAAGAAAAAACAGATATTCTTGAACTTAAGTTTAATGAACTAACCCTAACGGATGAAATAGCCCAGTCACAAATTCTTGAGCGATATGTTAAAACTCAAGTTATGACTCCAAACGAGGCTCGTGAAAAGTTAGATTTGCCACAAAGAGCAGATGGCGATGAACCTTTTATTATGTCTCCAAGACAAGCAACTGACGCTAGAGCAAATTTAGCGGGTACACGTCAAAGAGATGCAGAAAGAACAAATAACAATTCTGATTCAACTACTACAGTGTCTGGACGTAATCCACAGGGTGAAGGCAGATCGTCTCAATAGTTGAGAAAAACTTATAAACAAATGCTATAATAGAAACGTTATGTTAACAAACAAGGCTCATTGGGTAACTGAAGGTGACAATGTTCGCCTCTCAATGCCCATCGGAAAAGTAGATATTGAACGCCGTATGGTGTCAGGTTTTGCAACGCTTGACAACGTAGATAAGCAGGGCGATATTGTAACAACAGAATCTAGCGTTGAAGCATTTAAAAACTTCCGTGGAAATCTTCGTGAAATGCACCAACCATCAGCAGTTGGAAAGATTGTTTCATTTAAAGAAGACAAGTACTTTGATCCAAATGATAAGAAATTTTACAGCGGAGTTTATGTATCTGCATACGTTTCAAAGGGTGCACAGGATGCATGGGAAAAGGTTCTAGACGGAACCTATACTGGTTTTTCAATCGGTGGAAATATTAAAACATGGGATGATGCCTATGATGAAAAAATGGATAAGTCAATCCGTGTAATTAAGACTTATGAACTACATGAACTTTCTTTAGTAGATAATCCAGCAAATCAATTTGCTAATATTGTATCTATTGAAAAAGTAAACGGACAAAATGTTGTTGGTGGATATCTATCAAAAGCAGAAGTTGAAAATGTATTTTGGGATTCAGAAAGCGGTATTGTAATGATATCAGACGCTGAATCAGCAGTAAGTCCAACCAATGGCAACAAGATGCAAAACATAGGTTTTATAGAAAAGAATGATAAAGAAAATACAGAAATGATAAAATTCTTAGTTGATAGTGCTAAAGGCATTAGTACAATTAAGATTACTAAGGAGGTAAATCCCATGACAGAATCAACAGAAGCAGCAGTAGACGCTGTAGTTGAAAATGCAGAGGTTGCTCCAGAGGCACAGCCAGCAGAAGTTGTAGAAACTCCTGCAGTTGCTGAAGAAGTTGCAGTTGCTGAGGAAGCGCCTGTAGCAGAAGCAGTTGACGGCGGTGCAGATTCTCCTGTTGCTGAACAAGCAGCAGTAGAAGTAGAGAAAGCAGAAGAAGCAGTGGTTGACGCCGTTTCAGAAGTTAAAGAAGAAGTTGCTAAAGCAGTTTCAGAAATTAATGCTTCTCTTACTAATGCCTTTGGCGATCTCGCTGCAACTATTAAGTCTCTTAACGAGCAGGTAGCAGCAGTAACAAAGTCTCTTGATACAGTAACAGCAGATGTTAATGGAATTAAGAGTAACTTTAACGAGTTTGGCAAGCGAGTAGATCTTGTAGAACAAGACACCGCTTTCCGCAAGTCTGGCGATCTAGGCGAGATCGTACAGGAATCACCACAAGTGGTTCAAAAATCCCTATGGGGCGGTCGTTTCCTCACAAATACCGACCTATTTAACTAAGGTATATATCACTAGGAGGTGAACAATATGTCGGAACAAAATACAAATATAGAAAAAAACTATCCAGGTTCAGGTGGCTCAGGAGCAGAAATTAACTCCCAAGGCGCATTAGTATCTGGTAATGTTGGTGGTGCAACAGGACGTAATGCTGACGGTAACGTAAGTCCAGCAGCAGCGCTTGGAAACACAGCAACAGCAGCATTTGGTTCTACAGCAGGAGCAAATGCAGTAAATCCTACAGGAGTCTCTGGTGGTATTCTAGCACCTGAACAAGCACGTCGTTTTATTGATTACGTGTGGGATGCAACTGTTCTCGCCAAAGATGGCCGTCGGGTCACTATGCGAGCAAACACAATGGAAATTGAGAAGGTCAACGTTGGAGAGCGTGTTATCCGTGCAGCAGCACAGGGTGCACCAGACTACACAAACGTTGGTGCTACATTTTCTAAGGTAGAACTCACAACAAAGAAGATTCGTTTGGACTGGGAAGTTTCTACAGAATCACTAGAAGACAATATTGAAGGTGCAGCACTTGAAGATCATCTAGTTCGCTTGATGACAAATGCTTTCGCTAACGATATTGAAGATCTTGCGATTAATGGAACTGGATCTGGCGCAGACGCATTCCTTTCAATTATGCCTGGCTTCGTTGCTCAGGTAAACCAAGTTGCAGGAAACGCTGCTCACGAAGCAGCAGTTACTGTAGCAAACAATGAGTGGACAACTGCAGCAATGCAGAACATCATTTTGGCAATGCCACGTAAGTATCGTGCTATCAAGTCTAACTTGAAGTTCTATGCTGGTACAGATGCATTCCAAGGTATCGTTAAGAATAATGGTACACTCGCAGACGCAGTGGCAGAAGCATTTGCTACTCGCACAGCAGGAACACCAGCAAACCGTCAAGATTACCTTGATGGAAATGCACAAACAATTGGTAACTCACGCACAACTCGTGTATTAGGTGTAGACGTTCTTGAAGTTCCTTACTACCCAGCAGGTTATGTAGATCTTACATTCCCAGCAAACCGTGTATGGGGATTCCAGAGAGACATCACTGTAAATCGTGAATACAAGCCAAAGAAGGACACAATTGAATACACAGTATTCGTCCGTTTTGGTATTCAATGGGAAGAATTAGACGCTGTATCTTATGCAGATGCAGATTCAACTGATTCGTAATCATTGACCACCCAGATTGAGGGAGGATGGATTAATTTCTGTCCTCCCTTAGTCATATTCTGGTATAATTACAAATGAGTATGGGAGATTATATGAAAATTGAAGAATTAGCAAAAAAGACCGTAATGGAACTAAAATCTTATGCTAAGAAAAATAACATTGATCTATTTGGGGTATCTACTAAATTAGAAATTTTAGAAGTAATTGCAAGTTTTATTCCAAACGGACAAACAGAAGTGGTCACAGAACCAAAAGCACCAGTTGAAAAGGTAGCACTTTATTCAGACAAAAACATCTATTGGGATGGAGTTGGAGAAGTGAAGGTGGGATATAACATCGTCTCAAAGGAGGCATCGGAAAAGTGGATTACTCGCAAGGCAGTCAGAATTGCACAGCCTGAAGAAGTAGCCTCATACTACGGTAAA